ATCTCTCTTGTTGTAGGTATTACATCTCCAAAATATTTAACATAAATTAAACCAGCTTCTTGTGATTTATTAAAGTTTAATGTTGCGTCAAAATCTCTTAATGAGTCATTTAATATTTGACCAGCATATCTTTTCATATTCTCTCCAGCACGATCTGTAGCAAATTTAGATTGTAATGTTTGAACTGATTTATCAACTTTAGCTTGTATAGTAGGGTTATCAGAGGTTTCATTTTCTTTAATGTAATTAATTAATCTTTGTACTTCTGGGTCATCTGAACTAGCATAAATACCATTGATTGTTTGTCTAAGTTCTTTTTCAAGTACAGCAAACTCACTTCCAATTAATGTATTTTGATAAACCTTATCTGCTAATTTTCTAGTAAATGTATTTGATACATCTTTGAATTGCGTAAAGTATTGTTGCTTTAGATTTTGGATTAATGCTAAATCGCCTTTTGTTAGTTCAGAAAATTTAGCTAAATCTTCTGCTGATATTTTATTTCTTTTTCTAGCTTCCTCTAATACTGCTTTAAATCCTTTTTCAATTCGTTTAGCTTGTTTATTAAAACCCTCTCTAACAACTGTATCTGACCATGCTAAATATTCTCTTTCAAGGATAGCTTTTATTTGTGGTCTAATCGCAATAGCTGATTGTAGTTCTATTAGTTTTCCATCAGTTAAAGGTAATCTACTTGCAGTAGCTATAACTTCTCGTTCTATTTTATCTAAAGTTTTAATTAATGTTTCGTAATATTTAGCTTCAGCAATTTCTATTTGCTTGATTCGATATTTAGTTGCGTCTTTGACTATATCTGCCATTTGTTCTAATTTTGTTCTACTAAAAGTTTAGCATTTACTAGGTTTTAATTTATTTGACCTTTATATCAATTTTTAATAGATTTTATATATAAAAAAAAGGAGAGAGAAAATGGAACAAATCAGAAAATATAAATTGTCAGGAGATGATTTAATCAATAATTTTGAGTTAAGACCTGATGCAAAATTAGGTAATAAAGTTGAAGATAATTGGATTCCTAAAAGAAAAGATGTTTTAGTTGAAATTCAATTAAATGCTAATGATTTAAGATATTGTGGTTTTGGAGTACAAAGTATTTTTGCAATAACTATACTTTTTCCTGATGGTTCAGTTTATAAAACTATGAGAAATGCTAAAGATGAAGATTTACAAAAATGTCAAGATTATGTGAATAAACATCTTAAAAAAAATGGTTACTCAACTGTTGAATTTATATCTGATTTTACTTATGAATCTAAAGAAAATGGAGAGACTCCTAATTCAGTAATTTATAACGAACAAAGAAAAAAAGGTTGGTTATCAGAGGGTCTATATAGAATTAAAAATATTCAAAAAATTTCTTAATTTTATATCTGCTCTCTAGCTACTTCTTGATCGACTTCAGTAACTTCGTCTTGAGTAAATTCTCCAACTTCTGTTTTAATATCTATCTCATCAAAGATTAGATTTAACTTCTCATCATCATCTACTACTGCTCTTGCAATCTCTTTATCAATTTCTTTTGATAATGTTGGAGATTGAACATTGATTGCTTTAGCTTGTTGGTAGAACATTAAATCAGTTGCGTAATCTCTGATATTGAAACTATCAGGATAATTTATTTCGCCATCAAATACTGTGTTTTGGAACATAGCATATAATCTAAATAATTGTTCTTCAGCTATTTGTAAGTTATCAGCCTTTTCAGATAGTCTAGCATTTAATAATTCAAATTCAGTTTGTAATGCAACACCAGATGATATTCCTGTCTTTTGAGTTCTTACTGCACCTGTGTGTGCAATTCTATTTATAGATTCAACTTTGTTTTTAATTGATTCCATAATAGCTTGTAAGTTCTGACCAGATGGTTGTAGTAAATATGGTTTTAAGTTTGGCTCAAGTTCATCAGGCATTTCAATAACAGCACCAGCACCAGCAGAAGCATTAACACTAGGAGTTTTAACTAATGATGGGTGGTTTGTTAATCTGATTAACTGTTCCATTTCTGAATATTCGTTATAGATAGCTTTTTGTAAATCAGCTATGTCAGTTAAATCTGATTGACCAATTCCTCTTTTGTGAGATTTAGAATTGTATAAAATAACTGCTGGTATTTTGCCAATCATATTATCTACAGTATCTATCACTCTAGGTTCTTCTCTTTCTGGCATATAGATAGTATCTATTCTATCAGGATACCAAACTCTCATGTATGTACCACCTTGTCTATCTACTTCTTCTCGGATTTTTAAATAGTTTAATTCATACTTACCATTGAGTTGTCTTTCATAGTTCCAATCTAAAACATTTTCAGGAGTAACGATTGATAAGTATGGTCTAATATCTTGTTCTAATTCTTCGGCTCTAGTATTTGTAGTAACATTAGGCTTATCTAAAATCATAAAACAATGACCATAAATAGAAGCATAATTTTGAGCCTGTTTAATTACAGCATTTAAACTATTACCCTCTAAGTCAGCATCTTTTAAAAAATTATTAATTGATGGTTCATCAGCTAGTGAACCAAAATCTCTACTTGGTCTAACTCTAAATAAAAATGATGAATAAATTTGAATGATATTTTTACAATGGTTATCGCAAGGTGTGTTTGCTAGTCTTTGATTAAATTCGTTATCTAATTCTAAATTATATCTATGCAGATATTGACCCACCATATAATCATAGCCACCATTGTATGATCTAATGTAATACTCCCAATTATTAACTGTCTCTTGATAATCTTTATGTACTGCGATTGCTTGATCTCTAGTGTATGCCATAATCTATTTCATTGTCCATCTTGTAGGAGAGTTAAAATTAGCCTGTGTGGTTAATGGTTTTAAATAATCAATCATATATCCTAGTGCGTCATTCATATGATCGAATCCATCTTCCTTGTCAGGAATATTTGTATTCTCCTTGTATATTTGTCGTTGTAATCCTTTTATCAAAGTTTTGCAAGATTGTGAAACAAAAATATGTCTTTCTCCTTTAGAATCTTTTAACCTACTATTAACTGCATTGACTCGATCTCTAATAGCTGGGTGTTTATGTTTAACTTTAACTTTAAAACCAGCATTTTGTAAGATACTTAAATCAGTTCGACCACCAGCAGATGTTTTTCTTTGTTTAGAAGCTGGGTCAGGATAGCAAATTATTTGTGATTTACTTCCATATCTATCTCTTATTTCTTGTACTAATTCATCTGTATTACTTCCATAAATAACTATTTCATCAATAAAATATATCTTTTCTTTTTCAATTTGAGCAACACAACATGACATTGGGTCTACGTTAAAGTCTATTCCAAGATGTAAAGGTTTAGTCCAATCAATCTCTCTAGGCTTAACAACATTATCAACTGGGTGGAAGTTATAATAAACTGCACCAGCATAGTTTTCAAATGTACCCTCAAACTCTTGTCTAAAAGTTCTAATATCAATATCTTGTTTAGCTTGTTCTATTTCTTCCGGTGTAACCATTCCACCTTGAATAGTTGTAAATTGAAAAGACTCCCAATCGTTATCTTGCTTACCTTTTAAATAAAGTTCATATGACCAGTTACCATAACCTTTAGGTGTACCACAAAATAATACATGACCTAATCGATCTGATACTGATGCTCTTAATACTTCATACCATGTACGTTTATCTATATCTGCAAACTCATCTAATATTAAAAAGTCTAATCCTGTTCCTCGAAGTGAATCATAGTTGTCAGCACCTTTAAGAGATATTTGACTATTGGATTGTCTAATTGTGATCGTCATAGTAGTTTCGTTAATATCTTCAATCCAGTTAAATTGATTAAGCATTTCTTTAAGAGTTCCCCATACAATTTCTTTAGCCATTTTAAATGTTGGTGCTACATACCAAATCTTTCTATTTGGCTGACAGGCATACTTCATCATTTCAGTAACAGCTAAATAAGTTTTCCCAAATCTTCTACCTGATATAAGAACTCTAAACCTTGCTTTTGATGTACTGACTTTAAGTTGGGGTTTTGTTAGGGTTATTTTCATTACAGAAATAAGATATATATAATTTTTCTTTGTTAATTTGTTCTTCTTTTAATTCAGCAAATCTAATAGTTAATTCAGAACCAGCAACTACACATTCTGTCCAAGTGTTATATGGTGGATTAACTGTCATTGTATTATTACAAAAGCCTGTGATTGCTGAACAGATAGTAAAAGCTAATATAAATTTCATTTATTCTTTCGTTTGTATTTTCTCCCAGTTGCCCAATGTATTAACCTATAGCATATTCTCACAATAAAGTTATAAAATAAATCTATCATAGTTATACTCATAAATTACTTATTATTAATTATTTTCTTAATAGTTTCGCTTCCATCAATATTAGTTTCTATTTCAGCTTGTACTTCGCCACACATAAACTGTTTATTAGCCATATCCATATTACGACTAGCTTCTCGTTTCATCTTTAAACAAGTTGATAAACTATCTTGTATTCTATGCTCAACTAATTGACCATTAATAAATAAACACAATGCAAATACTAGTTTAGTGATCGCCATTTAATTTACCTATATTAGAACGAACTGAATCTTTTAGTTTTTCAACATCAATGTAAAGTCTTTCAAAGTCTTTTTGAAGTCGTTCAATATTAACTTTATTATTCATCATATTGTCCACTCGTTCAGTTAATTTTTCTAAACCCTCTGCAATATGTTCTAATAATAAAAATTGTTCTTGGTCTATAGGTCGTTGTGCTGATGCTTCTAGTAAATCTTGTTGTTGTAGTTTATCTGCTGTCTCTAATAAGTTTAATCTTTCAACAATGCCAAAATAAGCCCAAACACCTAGTGCCACAGCACCTACAATGGCAAGTAAATTTCTTATTGGTAAAGATACTGAAGTGTTTTCTGATATTTTCATTTAGCAATTTTACCTTTGTTGATACCTTTTTTAATAACATAATCTTGAGTTCCATTAGCACCTACATTAACTTCTTTTTTAAGAGATTTAAATAGATTCATTTCTTTTAA